GCGAGGGCGAGCTGCGCCGCGGTTTCATCCCGAGCCGCGGACGCGTTGAGCTGTCGAATTTGCGCCTCAGCGATTCTGTCAGAGAGACCAGCCTGTGCCTTCGCTTGAGATTCCGAGCGTATATGATCGAAAAGAGAGCCGGTCTGGCGGAGAGCCTCGCCGACCGCCGATCCACCAGTATTGACGACGGGGGAGTAGCCGCCTCCCGCTCCCAACGCGTATAGGGGATGGATCCCCGCCTCCTGTGCATCACGAACCCTCCTGCGGATGAAATGACGATCCAGATTGGACTTATCGCCGCCTGTGCCGAAAAGATTGCCGGCGAAGGAAGCGAGCGGCCCGGCGAACTTGGAGACGAATGCGCCGGCAGCTTTTGCAGCGCTTGGAATTCCGATAGCTGCGGACGTGACTGTTGGCAATTTGCTAGCACTCCTTGTGTTTGCGGTATTTGGTGGCGCCATTGCGACCACCGAACCCCGACGAGATTATAGAGCCGCGCCGATCATCCTTGCCTCTGCAAGGATCGAATGACATCTGAGTGGGCGCGGAAGATCTGGTACTCACCCTCGACGGGGCCGGGGTAGACGCACCTCGAGATGGCTTCGACGGATCCGTTATCGCGTAGCCGCGCACGGTAGGCGATCTCGCCATGATGGTCGAAAAGGTAGAGAGCTGTTGAACGATTTCTCTTCGCTGCCGCGGATTCTGATCCAGGAATGACTTCGTAATCGGCAGCATCAGCTTGACCAACGGATCCGGTTGGCTGCGCCGGATCCTTTCCAGGGTGTAATCGTAGTTCCATGTTGCGGGTTTCCTCCTCTCAGACGGTGCGTTTCGAAAAGAGCCTTTTCCTCTTCGCATGTTGAACCTCTTTGCGTTGACGGTGATCGATCTCGGTTGCTGTTGGGGTGGGCTCCGCGGGCCGAACGAGATCGGGATTTAGCTCGCGGAGAGCTTTTTGCGTCAGGGGCAAGTCGTTGAGACGGCGCCACATGCGCCGGTGACGATCGCTGAGCGCGTAGATTTTGCCCTGGTACCGGATGCTGTTTGAGACATCGCCGGTTTGTTCCACGTGGAACTTTTGCTTGGACGCGAGCTTGGTTATGAACGTGTCCCCGAGAGCTGGACGACGCGACATCTGCGAGAACTCTGGAAGGCGCGACCCTAGGCGGGTGTCGTCCGACCTGGTCAACTTCTTGACACAGTACTGGGCCACGTAGCCGAACGTCGCAGGCTCCGCCATGGCCGTTACGGTATGACCCTGCCCCCAACGGTCGGTCATCATCGCCTCGACTTGCGTTGGAAACGGCGGGAGACCGAAGAAGATGCCGTGATAGTGCGGCCGCTCAGTGGTTTCACCGTATTCGCCGACCCAGAAGTAACGGGCGGAGCGGCCTAGCTGCTTTTGCAAGCGTTTGCGGAATGCGACACCGGCCTGGCGATCCAAAGTCGCCTCTCCGGCAGGTGTCAGGGGCAGGTGCTCGTCATCGTAGGTGAACGTGACGAAGTAGTTGGTTTCGGAGGGATGCTCGAAGGACTCCATCAGCATGCGGGCCATCCACGAACGGGCCTTGCTGGTCCGACAGGCCATGCACTGGCCACAACGGACATTTCGAGCATCAGGAGTTGGGGAGATCGGGAACGAGCAGAGCACCTTTTGGACCCGATCTTTTGATTGGTTTGGTGTGAGTGTGAACTGGTATATCAAGTAGTACCAGTTCCCGAGACAAAAAAACGGCCCCCACCAGGGGGGCCTAAGGCATGGTTGACAAGGGGTGAGGGGGCGGGCTGTGCGGGGTTGCGCGCCCTCTAGCCTCCTGAGGAGCCTGCGACAGGCGATTGAGCATCGGTCGCCATATTTCCTGGGGTAACCTTTTGGGGAGAGCCTGGCGGCGTGAGATCAGGGATCGGGGAGCCATCGTCGATCAGATCGACTCCGTAAGCCCTCGCATGCTCGCGCAGCTCGTTCTCATCCATCGCTATCACCTGGTGGTGAGTCAGCGGGATCGTATCGGGATCCTCCTCCTCGAAGTCGTCGGCATCCTCGAATGAGTCGACCTCGTCAGGCTTATTGCCGAGATCGGCCGCGACTTGCTCGCGGATGTAGCGCTTGATCATTTCCTGCATGGTCAGCGGTTTCGCCCCGGTGGGCGGTTCGATCGGAATGCCGGAGTTTTTCTCCCGGTCTTGCTTGCCGAACAGACGACCTAACAATTTGGACATCGCGTAAAACCTCCTAGGACGCGCTAGGCGGGGTCCGAGGGCGACCCCTGACTACCCTAGCGGGTGGATTTAGAGAATTCGACCACTGGCCGAGCGTGAGACGAGGCGACGAGCCACGACGTGGTTATTGATCATCGCCCAAATGGCGCTGTTCGTTTGCACGTTGTGAATGCGCTTGGTCGGGACGCACTCAACGAAGGCCTCGTTGAGGGCTACCGTCTCGTCCAGCTCCCTGGCCATGTGCCAGTAGTTGAGCAGCTCGCGAAACTCGCCGGTCACCTGGCTGGGCGTTTCCCGGTACTCCTGGTAACGATCCTGGTAGCCAAACACGGTGACCGGATCGTCGACGTCGAAGTCAACGGGGTACAGCTCGTTGGCGTAGACCTCCTGCTGGCCAATGTGCTGCAGCTCCCTTTGCCAGAAATCCTCCTTGGTGCGACGCAGGAAGGTGCGAGGGATGCCGTTCGTGTAAATCCCCTTGGGCCGGATCGAGATGAACGAGTGGATGTAGCCATGCTCCTCGATGAATCGACGGATGCGGCCGTGCCGGAGACCGGCGACGCCGTGGCCGTAGAGATCGCCGACCCCGAACGAGGTTCGAGGGGAGATCGCCGAATCCTCGGCAGTCTGAAGGACCTCAGAAAAATTAATACGGGCAGTACCACCGCCCAAGTACTCAGGTCGCTGGAGACGAGCATCAGACGGAGTGACTCCCAAGTAGCGCAGATACTCGGTGTATCGAGAACCATAGCGAGCGCGTGCCTCCTGGTAGCGCTGCAGCGCGAACGCGCGCCGGAAGTCGTTGATGTTGATTGCACCCGCCGCCGACAGGTCGGCGTACACATCCGGGAATGCAGTGGCGCCAGTCCCCGCGGCCGGAGACCGGACCACGAGAGCCTGCGCCGGAGACGTGCTCGCCGCCTGGCCAGCGAAGTCGTACGTGACGAGCTCGCCAGAGGACTCGCGAACAGAGACGTTGGTCAGGTTGAAGTCATAAGCCCCGGCACCAGGCTTGCCGATGCCCAAAACGGGCGCCTGCGTGCCGAGTGGAAGCGTCACCTCAGGACCTTTCTGGGTCCACGGCCTGGCGGTCGTGAAATAGTCCTTTCCCCAACCGATTTGAGGGACTGACGGATCCCCGAAGGTGCGCGGAACGGGAATTAGATCCTGGTCACGGTAGTACTCATTCCAGATCAGGTTGATACCCGCTAACGGAAGAGCTGAGACGCCGTACGTATCGCCCGGAGTCGCCGGAGCGACCGTCGGCAGCCCCAAGTAGTCGTACAGCGATTTGTCGAGACCAGTGCCCATGACAGGATTCAGAAGGGGCACGGTCGACGTGTCCTCCCCGTCAGGACCTCCTGTGATGAAGTTTTCCCATCCCGTAGTGCCTGACTCGTCATCCGCGAACGCCCAACTAAGGCGATGCGGGACAAAGAAGTGGTGGATGCGCACCGTCACGGGATGCATGACAGGTGCGGCAAGTGGAGAGACCCGGATCAGAGCAGAGCTGGACAGCTGAAAGGTGTCCCCAGGGAGAGCCTCTTGCAAACCGACCGGGATCAGCTGACCCATGTCGAACGTCGAGAGCCGATAGTTCGAAAGGGTGTGTTTTGAACGCTTCATAGACGGAACCCCACTTTCCCGGAGCGCAACCGGGAGCTAGACCTACGACGCCGAGAGAAAGAACGACGAGAACGGGAAAACGAGCGGCGGCCGGTGCGGCCGCGTCTACGCATACGCATAGTCATCTCCGATGTTGGTATTTGGAATTAGAACGGTTCTTTCGAGGGGCGGTAGCCCGTTTCCACCAATTGAGAATGGCCTCCTTTGCAGACTTGAGGGGACGAGTGACTCGATTTCGGGCCTCCTGGTCGAACTGAGTGACCTTGTCCATAAGCCACTTGTCGACAGAGTTGAGCGTGATCGCATTGCCGATGATCTCGCCGGTTTCCGCTACGTCCTGATCCACGATGCGGACAACGTCACCGTTAGGAAGAACGACGCGACGAGTAGCGCGAACCAGAGGCTTGTCAGGAACTCCAAAGGCCTCCGGGGAGTTCGCGATTGCGTCGTCAAGCATGGTCCCGATGCGGTCGCGGTTTTGCGCCGCCATCGACTGTGTGTTGAGAGCATGTTCAGCGAGGGCGAGCTGCGCCGCGGTTTCATCCCGAGCCGCGGACGCGTTGAGCTGTCGAATTTGCGCCTCAGCGATTCTGTCAGAGAGACCAGCCTGTGCCTTCGCTTGAGATTCCGAGCGTA